CATTGTCTTTTTGAAAGTTTTAATAATTGCTCTGATTATTTTTGCTTCTACATCATCTCTTGGAGTAAATTTAAAATTGTATCTAAAACTTCTAAGTTTAGGTCCTTGAAAAAGAAGTTCTAGGTTTGGATTGATAACAACTCCAGCACGACCAAGAAGATTTGCACTAACTGCTTGCCCTGCAAAATATGCCGAAATAAATTGAGATAATCCCTGTTGATTTACAAATTCATTTCCTGCATCAAGTAAACTTGAACCAAAATCCTTTAGAGCATTAAGAGGATTTCTACCAGCTTCATTGATTGTCTTCATTGCAATTCCTCCAAATCTTGCTTGAATTGCATTTAATCTATCATCTCCCCATGCAACAGAATTTGATTCTGAGATACCAGGTGTCATTGGAAGAAATATTTTTACACCTAGACTTTTTTGTATTCTTTCATTTGCTGATTTTAGTCCGGAAAAATTAGTTAAAGTTCCTTGTATGTTTGTAATTGATGGCTCATATTCAAAAGGTGTTATTTGAATATAATCATACTTTTCTGATGTTTGATATGGATATTTTAGAATTGATCTTGAACTTGTAACACCTCCCGTGTTTTCTGCATTTTCTAATGGAGTCAATGATACTTCTGCTCCTGTGGGAACTGCTCCAGTATCTTGAGGAAGTGGGGGATCTACGGGATCTGGATCTGTAGGATCTGTAGGGGGAGTTGTTGTAGTGTCTCCGGTTTTTAATCCCGTTTTGGGATCAATAACTCCTGGTATTTTTGCGGTGTTTTTGAGATATATTTTAGTATTATATGGAGAATGTGTATTGATTAGATTTGCTCTGTCGTTATTTAAAGTTTTTTGATAATCCCGAGCAAAAATTTGTTCAAATTGATCTTTATTTAAATTAGTTCCATTTCTAGTATTATATTTACTTACAAATTCATCATTAATAGTCCAATTATCACCTAATGCACTTGCTTCCGCAACTGTATCTCTTCCAAATATTCCACCATCCACATATAAAATTGCAGCACCCGTATCAGTGTTTACTGCTAAACGAGTAGGTAGTTTTGCTATAGATCTTGTTGATTCTTGAATATTATCTGCCATTGGATGCAGCTTTTTATCTATTTAGTTAGAGTTTTTGTATAAATCTTGCATAAGGCAAGGAACGAAGATAATCAATTTCATTGTTTCTGACTATATGTAAGGGACCAGCAACCTCTTGCCAAGTGTAGTTTCTAACTGTTCCCCAATGAAAATTCAATCCACGAAATCCCCATTTTTGAATATCTACACATGCAATTAGAGGATGAACATCAAATCTAATTTTGGGAGTTTTTGCAAGATAAACAAATGTATAATATTTTCCAACATCTGGTATATATTCGGTTTCACGAAATACATCTAGTATTTCTAACATAATAGAATCTGGATCAGTAAGTCCTTTAACTTTTCTTTTGAGTTTATTTACTCTTGATGAAGATTTTTCAATGTATTTACCGAATCCTTTTGACATTACTTGATACCCAAATGATCTTCGGTGATAACTTTAAACTCTATCTTCCTATCTTTACACCACTCATCTGCATACTTCCATTTTGCTTGGTTAATTGCGTATGTCTTGACTTCATTGAGATATCTTTTTGTAGTTCTAGACGGTTTCTTTGGTTCTCTAGTTTGTCTTTTGGGTTTTACTTCAATTACATAGGTTTTAGTTTCTCCAGTTTGCTCTTTCACCTTAATAATGAAATCTGGAAAGTAACGATGTACTCGATTATCTACTGGAGATATGTAGGGAATAAAAAATTCTTCAGAACCATATTCCAAAACATTTTCATTTAAATCACACCACTTCATAAATTTTAGTTCCCAACTGCTTCGATATACAATATTATTTGGATTGCCTTTATATTTTTTTGGATTTTTGGGATGAAAAAATCCTTGATAATATTTACTATCACGAGGCATATCTTCCCTACATAATACATACAGTTAAAAATATTTATAGATGTCAGGACCATCTCCAACTAAACTTTCTATTAATAAAATTAAAAGCAATATATTAAATCTTGCTCAAACTTCTGTATATCAAGTTAAGTTACAACCTACTTCTCAAGCTGCTTCTTTTCTAGAAAATAGAGGAATTTACTATCCTTCTGATGGTGAATTTATAGAATTGTTGTGTTCAGATACAAATCTTCCAGGTTCATCTCTTGCAACTCATGATGTTACGAATGATTATCCTGGAGTAACTGAAAAGTTTGCATATAGAAGAATCTATGATGAAACAATTGATTTTACTTTTTATGTCGATTCTGAATATAAAGTGATTGAATTTTTAGATGGTTGGATGAATTATGCAACAGGTCAAGGAACTACTTTTACTACAGATGAATATGTTGATAGGACTCGTTTTTATCGAATGAATTATCCAAATTTTTATAAAACTGATAATCTTTATATAACAAAATTTGAAAAAAATAAAGATATAACATTCTCTATGACATATCAATTCATTGGAGCATTTCCAGTTAATATTGTTTCAATGCCAGTGTCTTATGAAGCAAGTAATATTTTGAAATGCACTGCTTCCTTTTCTTATATTAGGTACATTAGAACAAGAAGTAAAAATTCATATCCAGAACCACCTGTTTTGCCTTCACCACAGGATCCTCAAAATCCAACAAGAACTCAACCAACTATACCTCCAGATAATTTTGGAGGAACAAATGGACCTGGATCTCAATTTGTAGAAAGAGATACTGCAACTGGAGTTAGAGTTGATGGTGGGTCTGATGGTCCAATTCTTACCACAAGACAAGCACTGGGATTAGATCCAAGATAACAGAATAAATAATCATACTGAAATTTCTATAGGTCATTATGCCTTTACCAACAATTGCAACGCCAACCTATGAACTTGAGTTGCCTTCAACTGGACAAACAATTAAATATAGGCCCTTTTTAGTTAAAGAAGAAAAACTTCTTGTTCTTGCATTAGAAAGTGATAGTACAAAAGAAATATCTACAGCAATTAAAGCAGTATTAAAAAACTGCATTCAGACAAAGGGAATTAAGATAGAAACACTTCCGACTTTTGATATTGAGTATCTCTTTTTAAATATTCGTGGAAAATCTATTGGAGAAGAAATTGAAGTTAATTTAATTGCTCCTGATGATGGAACAACTTCTGTTCCAGTTAAGATTAATATTGACGATATTAAAGTACAGAAAAAAGAAGGACACAATAAAACAATTAAACTTGATGATTCTTTGATGATGGAAATGAAGTATCCATCACTTGAACAGTTCATTAAAAGTAATTTTGATTTTTCTAATGAATCTGGAATGGATCAATCTTTTGAATTGATTGCTACTTGCATTGATAAAATTTACAATGAGGAAGAAGTTTGGACAACTTCTGATTGTACAAAGAAAGAAATTACTGACTTTCTTGAACAAATGAATAGCATTCAATTCAAGGAAATTGAGAAGTTTTTTGAAACAATGCCTAAACTTTCTCATGAGATTACATTCACAAATCCAAAAACAAAAGTAGAGAGCACGGTAGTGCTGGAGGGACTCTCAAGTTTTTTCGGATAGGGATGGTCCATATGGACCTAGAGAATTATTATAAACTTAATTTTGCTTTGATGCAGTTCCATAAATATTCATTAACTGAGATTGAGAATATGATGCCTTGGGAGAGAGATGTTTATGTTTCTCTTCTTCAGCAACACTTGGAAGAGGAAAAATTAAAGCAACAACAATCGAATGGCATCTAAGATAGAAAACTTAAGGAAAATATATGAAGGTAAAATTGGCAAGAAACTTGTCAATAAACTTTCTGATGATCAAATTAAGTTACTATCGAAATATTATAATTCTCTAAGTGGAAGTGAGCAAAGAGAGATTGATAGTAAAATTTTGATGGGGTATAATGATACTGATCTTCATCAAATGGCTTCTGGAATGGCAGAAGAAAATGATGAGCCACCATCACCATCACCAGATCCACCACCACCTCCATCTTCTTCTGCATTAGTTCCAGTCGGAATAAAAAGAACAGATTTAGTGAGTGAAGAAATTGATGAAAGAATTTTATCAATTCTTGGATTAGAAGATGCATTTGATTTTACATATGAAGAGTATCTAACTCTTCTAAAAGAAAAAATGATTGCTGCTCGCATGACGCAGCAAGGAATGCCTACAGAGAGTGTAGAGTTAATTACGGATGAGTATAAGAGAGTTAAGGGAAAAACTGGAAAGTTTAAAGTTAAAGCAAAAAAGATTGATATTAATAAAGTAGTTGATAAAAAAAGTTCAGCAGATAAAGTTCAATTAGATCCAAAAAAACTTTTACCACCGGCAGTAGAAGACACTGAAAAGCAAGATGAAAATGAAAATCAGAACCTTTTACAGGAAATCTTAGATTTTTTAAAAGGAGATTTATTAGATTCTTTAAAATCAATGAACTCTGTTGTTGAAGATATTCTTACTACTCTCAAAGAACAAAGAGCAGTTGATGCAAAGAAAGCAGAACAAGAAAGAAAATCTGCAGAGATTGAAAAAAAGAAAAAAAGAGAAGCAAAATTAGAAGGTGGAGAAGATAAAAAAACAAGTGATGTAGTTTCTAAAGTTGCAAAACCATTTACAAATTTCTTTGATACGATCAAGAATTTCTTTATGAATATCTTGCTTGGATCTGCTATCAATTTTTTATTATCTGTCATTAAAGATCCAAGTATTATTTTGACTCCACTCAAGAACTTTGCCAATATGATTATTGGATTCTTGAATAGTATCATTAGTTTTCTATGGAATATGGTGATGTCTCCGATCAATTTTGTAATTGATCAAATCAATGGAGGAATAAAAGGATTAATAGATCAAGTAAATAGGGCAATATCATTAATACCAGGAGCAAAACCAATCACTGCTCCACAATTACCAAAAGTTCCTGATGCTCCACAAATACCAACAATTCCAGTTCAACAACAAGAAGGTGGTGGAGAGACGATTAATATTGGTGATATATCCTTAATGAGTGGAGGTGGTGTTGATAATAATACTGGAGTTAAGATATCTGGTTTTGGAAAAGATACTCAATTAACTGCATTATCTCCTGGCGAAGTTGTGATTAGTAATCCAGCAGCTGATTTCTGGGGAAGAGATAATCTTCTTGCAATGAATGCAATGGGTGGTGGAACCAATAAACCAAAGTTTGGTAGTCTTGGTATTCAAGCAATGCAAGGCGGTGGAGTTGCTGGAGGAGGTAAAATCATTTTTGGTGCAGGACATGCAGCAAGATCTAAAGGAAGCACAGTTGGAACTGATAATCTGCCTGTTCAAGGGACACAAGATCCAACAACAAAAGTAAGTGAATCTGAAGCAATGATGCACTTAATAGATACAATGAAAAGAATTGTTTCTTCAAATCCTCAAAGATATTCTAATATTGGATTTCATAATATTACAGATACAAGTGGTCCTACTGGGATGAGATCAACTACAAAAAGAATTGAAGGTCAGGGGAATCAATTTATAGAACTTCATTTGGATCAGTATGGTGGGGGTGGAAGATCTGGAGTAATTTCAAGAAACAGAACTGCAGTAGATCAGTCACTTGGATCGTTATTTGGATTTTTCCCAAAGAATTTTAAACAGGGAGATCTTGCAATTCCTGATGAGGGGGGAACTATTGTCGAACTTGCTGCAGTTGATGATCCAAAAATTCGTTCGTTTTTAAATGAAGTAAAGCAAAATAAATATGGTCCAGCAACTGAATCAATGGCACTTAAATTATTAAATGCAGTTGTCGGAAAGAATGTTCCAAAAACACAACCACCAGGACCACCATCTTCTAGACAAAAAATCGTGATGGCACCTGTCCCTGTTGGTGGTGGTCAGCAGGCGCCGACAAGTGCTGCATCTCCGACTCAACCAGAAGTTCCTGGATTTTCTGCTGAAGATCCAACGAATATGAGTACTTTGGTTGTTAAAGCAATTTACAATATGGTAGGATAGAACTATGGTACTACCACTTCTTGCCACTGCTGGAAGACAATTCTTGATGTCATCTGCAAAGAATTTTGCAAAGTCATCGGCAAAGAAAGCAATAAAAAATAAAATTAAACCAAAGAAAAAGAAAATAAAATCTGAAAAGTTTTTTGGTAAAGATGAAAAAGGTGGAGCATTAGTTAAAACTGAAAAGCAAAAATCAAACTTTCAACCTTCTGGGGCATTAGTTAAGTATCAATCTCCTACTCTTAAAGCAGATAAACTTTTTGATTTAAAACCAGAAGAAAAGAAGGGATCGATTGGCGAAGAACTTCAAAGTGTCATTGATGAAGTTAAAAAACTTAGAAGTGGTTTAGTTCAGATCAAAGGATTGCTTGATGAAAGAAAAAATTCAGAACTAAAATCTCTTGTTGAAAGTAAAAAGCAAATTCAGATTGATAAGAAAAAAAGAAGAGAAGGTGAATTAGAAAGTAAAAAACAACCAAAAAAAGAAAAGGGTGGAATTAGTATTCCAAAACCGAAGTTTAGTTTCTTTGATTCTATTACTAATTTCTTTACATCT